TCTTTCAAGTATGTAAAATCACCAGAGAATCGGGAAAAATACACTCGAATGATCTGTACATTTAGCGGCTTGCTATTTCCTCCCAAAGACGGTAATATGTGACACAACGAAAGGCACACAGCCTTCTGAAAACCGAAACGGAGGATACAAAAATGACTGAGAAAACCGCACAGCAGATCAACAGAATGAAGGAGCAGACCATCGGGGTTGAGGTTGAGATGAACAACATCACCCGCAAAGCTGCCGCAAAGCTTGCCGCCGAGTTCTTCGGCACCGACCGCAGCGAGTACACAGGCAGCCGCAACGGCTACGAAACCTACAGCGCATGGGACGCACAGGGACGCGAGTGGAAATTCCAGCGCGACTGCAGCATCAGCGGACCGGATAGCGAAAAGTGCGAACTGGTCACACCGATCCTGCACTACGAGGACATCGAAACCCTGCAGGAGCTGATCAGACGCCTTCGCAAGGCGGGCGCAAAGAGCGACTACACAAGAGGATGCGGAGTTCACATTCACATCGGCGCGCAGGGACACACACCGCAGAGCCTGAGAAACCTCGCAAACATCATGGCAAGCCACGAAACACTGATCGCCGAAGCAATCAAGGTAGACCACAGCAGAATGAACCGCTACTGCAGAACGGTCGACCCGAGATTCCTCGAACAGCTCAACCGCAAAAAGCCCCGCACGATGGCACAGCTTGCAGACATCTGGTACGGCGCACAGGGATGCACCTACGGCAGAACCCACCACTACAACGATAGCCGCTACCACATGCTCAACCTGCACGCGACCTTCACAAAAGGCACGGTCGAGTTCAGACTTTTCCAGTTCGCACCGCCCGCAAACGGCAAGCAGAACGGCCTTCACGCAGGCAAGCTCAAGAGCTACATTCAGCTTTGCCTCGCAATGAGCCAGATGGCAAAGGGCCTCAGAAGCGCAAGCCCCAAGGAACAGCAGAAAGAAAACAAGGTTTTCGCAATGAGAACCTGGCTGATGAGAATGGGCTTCATTGGCGACGAGTTCGCAACAGCAAGAGAGACCCTTACCGAAAACCTGACGGGAAACGCAGCCTTCCGATTCGGCAGACCTTAAGGCCTGCCCTTCGGGGCGCAGAAACAAGCGGAACGGCACGGGCGCACACAGCGCCCACGTCGCCCCGTGTGGGGCGGAAGGGGTATCCTCCGATTCGGTATCCCACCTCAGTCAACCGCGCCACACAACGCGACACGGCGCAAACGTGTGCAAGTCATAAACACCCCAAAACAGAACAGGAGGAATTCACATGAAAGAACAAGTTTTTGAAAAGCGTACATGTCCGAAATGCGGATGCACTTACACCGAGCGTCCAGCCCTTTCCCGCAGCGACAACAACACGCTCATCTGCCCCGACTGCGGAACACGGGAAGCTCTCGAAACGATGGGCATCAGCATCGAGGAGCAGGACAAGATCCTCGGAATCATCCACGACAAGTACATTCCCGAATAAGGGGCGCACAGCGGGCGGTGTGGGGCTTCACGGCTCTGCGCCGCTTGTTTGTTGGGCGGATTCCGGTCGCGACACGGCGCACAGAGCCTGTGGCCCCGACGTTTGTGCGCGTTCCGGCGGCTTGTGTATATGTACCTGTTCATACCGCAGAAAACGGCAATTCTTCTACGATTTATTTTGCACATAGGCGTGGACTTTTCAGGCAAAAGGCGGTAATATGTGACACAACGGAAGGGCGGAACGCCCGCCGGAATACAGAACACGGAGGAAACCACCATGAAAACCCTGAAAATCTACAATCCGCTGATCGCCCAGATCGCAAGCGAGAGCAACTGCTTCACCGCACCTGCCGAGGAGTACGCCGCAGAGCTGCTCGAGGCACTCGAGAACGACGACACCGACCTTGCCGAGTACGCCGACGACTACCACGGCGCAACCTACTACAAGAAGCTGCACAAGGTCACAATGAGCGCCGACTGGTACGGCGGACGCCTTTACGGATTGGCAACCTGCGAGGTGGACGATGACTGGACGGATGAAGACACCGCACAGCTGAAAGAATACCTCAGCGGACAGTACAGCGACGGCTGGGGCGAGGGCTTTGAACAGAGAGAAGTTTACAGCTACACGGAGACCGAGACCGGCGAGGAGTACGATGAGGAAGCAGACGAATACTACGAAAGCGAATGGGATGTACGCTACGATGTTTACATTTCTTTCTGGCAGGACAAAAACTTCAGGCTGATGACCGAAGCTGAACTGAAGGCCTGACGGAACCGGCGCAGCCCCTCCGGGGGCTGCCTTCCGAAATGACTATGTGTACAATAAACCGCGAAGATAAGCCCGAAATGATCTGTACATTTATCGGGTTGCTATTATGCGGAAACAGAGTTATAATGTCGCTACCGAAGGGAAAACCTCGGAATTACATTCTTTTGGAGGATACGAAAATGGCAGACTACAACATGAACGGATTCAGGGTGCGCTTCCGCATCGCAGATTATGCTTCCGACCCGATGGTCATGGCGATCACCGCGACCGCAGAGGATGACGAGTTCGATGTGGTGCTTTCGGTCAACATCGGCAGCAGCATCGGGAACAGCACGCTGATACCGCGCAACTGCACATTCATCGACACCAACAACAATCCGACCGCGGAGGACTTCCTGCAGAGCATCGGCGCAAAGCAGTACGAACGCTTCGGAGAGCCGGTCTACGGATACAGCGGATTCTGCCGCTACCCGCTTTACGAATTTCCGGATGACCTTCTCAGCGAAATGGATGCGGAAGGCTACGAAAAGCACTGCAAGAGCTACGGCGGTGCTTTCCTGATGGCACAGCGCAGAATGAACGCAGAGATGTTCGGCGCAGACCTTTTCGGATAAACCGCGATCGGATACAGCCCCTTCGGGGGCTGTTCCCTGTGAAGCATTATGTACAAGAAACCGCGCAGATACGCCCGAAATGATCTGTACATTCAGCCGCTTGATTTATTTTGCATAAGACGGTAATATGTGACACAACGGAAGGCAGAGAGCCGACCGAATAACGAAAACGGAGGAAAAATACATGAGCACGAATTCAAGAATCGGGATTCTGCACGAGGACGGGACAACGGAAACGATCTACTGCCACTGGGACGGCTACCCCGAGCATCAGATGCCGATCCTCACCGGGCACTACAACACCGCCGAAAAGGTACGGGCGCTGCTTGCACTCGGAGACATCAGCAGCCTCGGCGAACGCATCGCACCCGATGCCGATGAGCCGCACAGCTTTGAGAAGCCCGCCGAGGGCGTGACGGTAGCCTACCACCGAGATCGCAAAGAACCGATGAGTCCGGCAGTCACCCACAAGAGCATTGTTTCCCTGATGAGCGATTACTGGGGCATCCCTTACTACTACCTTTTCGATGAGAAAAAGGGGGCATGGATCCCGCCGACCGAGGGCTGATCTTCAGCCCTTCGGGGCTGTTCCCGTACATAGTGTCATGTGAACAATTCCTGCGAAAATACGCCGATTTTGTTCTGTACATTTAGCCGCTTGCTTTCCGGGAAAGATCATGGTAATATGTGACACAACGGAAGGGCAGACAGCCCGCCGAAAACCAAAAACGGAGGTACACCACCATGACAAAGAAGGAAATGAAAACCGCAGTTGACAAGCTGAAGATGCTGCAGAACGGCAAGGCGGCCCTTGAGGGAATGACCGAAGCAGACTGCCTTGAGCTTTTCGGAATCAGCCGGGCACAGGCGCTTGCGAACACCAACGCAGCCCTCGCCAAGACCGAGCAGGAGATCTTCAGAGCCGAGCATCCGCTGACGGGCATCGACAAGAAGCTCTTTGAGATCGCAGTCAAGCACATGGTCACAGTGCAGGAGCGCGGAGACCTTGAAGCCCGCCACTGCGACAGCGAGGACTTCATCGAGATTCCGGTCTGGGGACTGGAAGCCGCCCTCAAGGATGCCTACGAGGCAGGACGCAAGAGCAAATAAGAAAAACGGCGCTGCCCTTTCTGAAATACGGAAGGGCACATGCCGAACAGGAGAAAAAAACATGGATACATACACACAGCTTGAAATGCTGACGGCAGTCATCACCAATCTGCCCGAAAGCGGAGCATGGACGGAGCGTGACGTGATGGAAACGCTTCTGGAGGTTTTTGAACCGCAGGAGCTTACCGAGATGGGATACGGCGACCGGGTGAGTGCTTACCTGAAAGAATACGGCTGATTACACACTCCCGCGCCACGTTCGCTTGTGTGGGCTTTTCATGGCGGCAGCGGATAACTTGCCCCTGCGAAAAACCGCCACACACAGCCCGTATGTGCGCGTTCTGTGCGATGTACAATTCCGCCTGAATAATCGTCTCATGTTTGTCACATTTATTTTGCGGAAAGGCGTGGACTTTTCCCTGAAAAGACGGTAATATGTGCATACCGCAAGAGAAGCGGAATCAAAACCAAAGGAGCGAATCTACATGAAAATTCTGGTATGTAAACCCGGCAAGCACCCCTACGTCAAGGAGATCGAACACACGCTGGAAAACCTGCAGAAAGAGGTCGGCGGCTACATTCAGGCGCTGTACCCCTTCGAGGAGGAGGTCGCAGTTGTGTGCAATGAGGAGGGACTTTTCATTGAGGAACTGCAATGGAACAGAACTGTTGAAAAATACGGCCCGATCAAAGGCACCTTCTTTGTATGTGGACTCGGGGTCGAAGATTTCACAGGGCTGACTGATGAACAGGCCGAAAAGTACAAGGCACTTTTCTGGGAGCCTGAGATTTTCATTCCGACATCCAACGGCAAGGTGGTACTGCACATTGTAGAGTAAAAACAACAGGGGCAGGGCTGCGGTCCTGCCCCATCTCCGCATCGGTTTCTAATGCAATTTACTGCCCGTCATAATATGTACAATTCCTGCGAAATTTCGCTGTTTTTATTCTGTACATTTAGCCGCTTGATAAAATTTGCTAAAAGAGTTAATATGTACACAACGGAAGGGCAAAGCCCACCGAAAACTACGAAACACGGGGAAAAAACAATGATCAGCTACGGATTGGCAAAGGCAAGAGCAATGGCAGGCAGAGACGACTGGAACGAGCGCGAGGCAATCAAAAGCGCAACGATCCTTTGGTACGACACCGAGGAGGAAGGCTACGAACTGGAGGTTGAAAACGAGGATGACCTCGACGCAGAAGACTTCAGAGCCTGGGTTGAGGAGAACGCAGACAGCCTTGCACATGAAGACGCCGCGGCAAACGGCACGACCTTCGAAGGCATCGAGGACATCGATTACGAAACCGAATGGATCGACGACGATGCACTTTTCGAGACAGAGTACGCAGACGCCTGCGAAAGCGAATGGGAATGGATGAGCGGCAGATAAGCCCGCCCTCCCCTGAATGCACGGAGCCGGACGGCTCCGCTGCTCGTTGCCCTGAAACTGTCCGGTGGACAGTTTTCGCTCCATGTTCTTTTTAAAATACTGAAACTGTCCAGTGGACGGTTATAAGTCCGTTTCAAATCTTTGTGATAATTGGCTCGCTTGTCGATAGTATATCGATAATGTGGCCACACGTATAGATTCCGTAATGCGTCCCCTTGCCAGGCCATGAATCATCCTCTGTGTGAATGATCACATCATCGTAAAAGTCTATAAAACGGGATTTCGTAAATACGATCAGATAATTACCGGTTCTGTTTTCGTAGTCATCCCAGACAGTATATGACTCATTGCGTGTCAAATGCATGGTATAACTTGGAAATAGAATCTGATATGTGTCCTCTGTATAATTTGAGGAAATGATGATTTTCAGCGAATTTGATGCAGTGCCTTCTTCTTCGTCAAATACTTCTTCAAAAGATACCAAAAAAGGGGGCATATTTCCGAACTCTTTATTTTCAGCGCCAAAACTAACCACAATACCCCTCCTGAAAGAATCATATCTAGTTATCAGGATTATAACATAGCAATATCGAAAAGTCAATAGAAGGGAGTGGTGCACATGGGTATTTTCAGCAGCGACATCTGAAAAAAAAGGCAGCCCTTCCAAACGGAGGGGCTACTGTCACTTAAACCTTATTCTTCAACGACGGAATTATTCAGCAGTTCAATAAAGGCTTCGATGCTGTCTGCGATAAGATCAGGTTCTTCGAGGCTGTCTGGATCATCCGGAATCACAAACCACACTTTATGATCTTTGCTGCTCCAATAAAATGTCGCACCACCACGATCATAGGAAAATGGATACCAGTCAGCAGGGATCTATTCATTCATTGGTTCTTCACGGTCATGATCTGCTTTAAATTCAAAATCACATTTTGCTTCTCCCAATTCGTACATACACCATACTTCAGCGGTATCGTCCGGATCTCCTTTGACCGGTACAAAACATTCTTTCAGTTTTCCGCCGTTTGTTCGGGCATATAGTTCCTTCAGGATATCGGGAAAGGTAATGCCGTACTTCTTCTCAAGATAAGCAATGCGCTCTGCGCTTTCCTATTTGTTGTCGATTTCTTCCTTTAAGAATTTGAACATGGCTAAACCTCCGTTCTCATACACAATACGATTTGAAGCGAAAACCTCCACTTTTCCCTATTATATCATAAGCCGAATGACAAAGTCAACCAAAAGCATAATGTACACAACAAACCGCGGAATATAGCCCGCAATGATCGTGATTACTCACTATTGCTATATGTCCGAAACAGAGTTATACTGTGTACAACGGAACGGGCAAAGCCCACCGAAAACTACGAAAATACGGAGGAAAAGAATATGTGGCATGAAGGTACGATCGGAGTTCCGAAGGGCAACGGAAAGTACACGGTGGTTCACTACTGGGTGAAAGCCTACGAAGAAGGCAGTCAGTACGGAATCGAGGGTGGCAGAATCAGCAAGCTCACGCTGAAGGTCGAAGGCAAGGTCATTTACAACTACGACCGGGGTGAGGATGTTCCGCCCCAGAACGAAGCCGCAGAAATGGCGCTGGCGATCCTGATGCATGAGTACAACTAAAGGCAGCAAACATACATAGAAAGGGCTTGCAAATGCAGGCTCTTTTCTTTATGCACATTTTTACAGGAAGGAGTGATGCGGATGGCTCAGAGGGGCAGAAAACCAAAACCCACAGCGATCAAAGAGCTGGAAGGCAATCCGGGCAAGCGTCCACTGAATGAAGCAGAACCGAAGCCGGAACGAAAAGCGCCGCCCTGTCCGAAATGGCTGGAGCCCGAAGCGAAAAAGGAATGGCGCAGACTTTCAAAACAGCTCGAAGCAATCGGTGTGCTGACCGAGGTCGATCAGGCGGCATTCGCATCCTATTGTCAGGCATATGCCCGTTGGAAGGAGGCCGAGGAATTCATGACACAGCACGGCACGATCGTAAAAACAAAATCCGGCTATTGGCAGCAGGTCCCGCAGGTCAGCATTGCGCAAACTTATCTGAAGATCATGAACAAGATTGCAGAGCAGTTCGGACTGACTCCGGCGGCAAGAAGCCGTATCACTGCAGGTGCAGATATGAAGGACGCCGCCGTTGACGATATGGATGCACTTCTGGGAGGCGGCTGATGGCAAGAACAGCAAAAGCAAGAGAAAGACCTGCGAATTATCCGAAACTCACCGATTATCAGCCTACCCGCTTTATGCTGCCGGAATCTCACTACGATGCGGCAAAAGCGGACAGGGCTGTTCGTTTTATAGAAAACCTCTGTCACACCAAAGGCCGCTGGGCGGGCAAACCGTTCTGGCTGTTGCCGTGGCAGGAGCAGATCATCCGTGACATTTTCGGTGTGGTCAAGGAAGATGATACACGGCAGTTCCGCACGGCATATGTCGAAATACCGAAGAAAAACGGAAAATCTGAGCTTGCGGCGGCCATTGCATTGTATCTGCTGTACGCCGACAACGAGCCGTCCGCCGAAGTCTACGGTGCAGCAGCAGACCGGCAGCAGGCTTCTATCGTTTTTGACGTTGCAAAGCGTATGGTGGAAATGACACCGGCGCTCCTGAAACGCTCCAAGATCATGGCGGCGACAAAGCGGCTTGTGAATTACTCCAATGTGGGATTCTATCAGGTGCTTTCGGCGGAAGTCGGCACAAAGCACGGTCTGAATGTATCCGGTCTGGTACTTGACGAGCTGCATGCGCAGCCGAACCGCAGCCTTGTGGATGTTCTCACAAAGGGCTCCGGTGATGCGAGAACACAGCCGCTGTACTTCCTTATTACCACCGCCGGAACCGACCGAAACAGCATCTGCTACGAATACCACACCAAAGCAAAAGATATTCTGGACGGCAGACGCATCGACCCGTCCTTTTATCCCGTGATCTACGGACTGAATGATGACGATGACTGGAACGCCGAGGAATCGTGGTACAAGGCAAATCCGTCTCTCGGGCATACGATCACCATTGACCGTGTCCGGGATGCGCACCGTGAGGCTCTGACAAATCCTGCTGAAGAAAATGTATTCCGTCAGCTTAGACTCGACCAGTGGGTCGGCAGTGCGGTCGCATGGATCCCGGAGCATATCTACGACAGAGGAAATCTACCAATCGACCATGAAAAGCTACGAGGCAGAGAGTGCTATGCGGGACTGGACCTTTCCAGCACATCGGATATCACCGCTTTTGTTCTGGTGTTCCCGCCGTTGACAGATGGCGAAAAATACATCGTTGTCCCACACTTCTGGCTGCCGAGAGAAACGCTTGACCTGCGTGTGCGGCGAGATCATGTTCCCTACGATGTCTGGGAGCGCATGGGGCTTTTTCATATCACCGAGGGCAATGTGGTAGACTATAACTTTGTACGGAAAACGATCAATGAGCTGCACACCATGTATAACATCAAGGAGATCGCAGCCGACCGCTGGAACGCTACACAGCTTATCACAGACCTTGAGGGTGACGGATTTACCGTTGTACCGATGGGCATGGGATTCAAGGATATGTCTCCGCCGATGAAGGAGCTGTACAAGCTCATACTCGAAGGTATGTTCGTTCACGGCGGCAATCCCGTTCTCAGATGGATGGCAGGAAATGTGGTCGCCGAAATTGATGCGGCGGAGAATATAAAACCTAGCAAAAAGAAAAGTACCGAGAAAATAGACGGCATTGTCGCCTGGATCATGGCACTCGACCGAGTGATCCGCCATGAAATGCAGGGCAGTGTCTATGACGAACCCGATCATGATCTGATCGTTTTGTAGGAGGGATGCAGATGGGCTTACTCAACTGGCTCGGCTTCAATAAGCCGAGAGACGCACCGTCACTGCCGGATATCCGGGACAATGTTCGCGATTCCGGTAATCTGTTTGTATTCGGCATGACACACAGCGGAGAGCGTGTTGACGAACGAACGGCAATGCAGATTGTTACCGTTTATGCCTGCGTGAGACTGCTGTCAAATACTATCGCAGGGCTTCCGCTGCATCTGTACAGATATACAGGTGCCGGAGAGGATAAGGAACGCGCTACTGATCATCCGCTGTATAAGATACTCTACCGGCAGCCGAATCCCGAAATGAGTTCATTTTCATTCTGGGAGGCGCTGATGTGTCATTTGCTGCTCTGGGGCAACGCATACGCACAGATCGTCCGTGACGGCAAGAACGGCATAGTCGGTCTGTATCCCCTTCTCCCCGAGAATGTGGAGATTGACCGTGACCCGAAAAGCGGTGACCTGATCTACACCTACCACGCATACACCGATGAAAAACCCGGTGAGCATGATAAGGATATCATCTTTCAGAGAGACGAGATTCTTCACATTCCCGGTCTGGGATTCAACGGACTTGTGGGATTTTCACCCATTGCCATGATGAAAAATGCGCTGGGCGCAGCAATGGCGGTGGAGCGTTACGGCAGCGCCTTCTTCAAAAACGGAGCGCAGCCTGCCGGTGTTCTGGAACATCCGGGCGTGCTGAAAAATCCGGAAAAGATCCGTGAGAACTGGACGAGGGTGTACGGCGGTTCCCGCAATGCGCACCGCATCGCAGTCCTAGAAGAAGGAATGCAGTATAAACCGATCTCGCTGCCGCCGGAGGATTCGCAGTTCCTATCCACAAGAGAATTTGATGTGGAAGAGATCTGCCGAATGTTTCAGGTGCCGCCCCATCTGGTACAGGACCTGAAGCGCAGCACCTTCAATAACATCGAGCATCAGGGCATCGCATTTGTGCAGTATTCGCTCATGCCGTGGATCATCCGCATTGAAAAAGGCATCATCAAAGACCTTCTGCTGGAGGAAGAACAGGATGTATATTTCCCGAAATTCAACGTGGACGGCCTGATGCGCGGAGATTACCAGAGCAGAATGAACGCTTATGCGATCGGTGTCGGCAACGGCTTTATGTCGCCGAACGATGTGCGCAGGCTTGAAAACATGGATCTTATTCCGCACGATCTCGGCGGTGATGATTATTACCTCAATGGCAGCTATAACAAGCTGCAGGATGCAGGTGCCGCCTACGACCTGGACGAGCCGGAGCAGACAGATACAGAGGAACAGGACGAACCGGATGAAGAATCGACCGATGATAGATTCCTGCGGAAAAGACGCAGGAAGAAAGTACGAAACGGAGGGATATAAATGCCGAAATTCTGGGACTATATTCACGATGACAGCGGTGGCAGAGTGCTCCGCCTGGAGGGACCGATCGACTCGGATTCCTTCTGGGGTGACGAGATCACGCCGCAGGATTTCAGAGATGAGCTGTATGCCGAGGACGGCGACCTCACACTCTGGATCAATTCGCCGGGCGGCAATGTCTTCGCCGCTGCGGAGATCTACACAATGATCCGTGACTATCCGCACAATGTCACTGTCAGAATTGCAAGCATCGCTGCATCAGCGGCAAGTGTGATCGCAATGGCGGGCAATACCGTGCAGATGTCTCCGACCGCACTTCTCATGATCCATGACCCTTCTACCATTGCTTTCGGCAATGCCAAAGACATGGAAAAGGCCATTGCAACGTTGAATGAGGTCAAGGAGAGCATCATCAACGCATATGCGGCAAAGACGGGGCTTTCCCGAAACCGCATCAGCAAACTCATGTCCGATGAGACATGGATCAATGCGAAAAAGGCGGTCGAGCTGGGCTTTGCAGATGAGATCCTCTTTGACGAAAAGCCTGAACCGGACAAAAAGCAGAATGAGCCTGACGATCCGGACGAGCCTGGAAAGCCCGATCAGGAAGGCGGTGACGATGAGGGCGATGAAAAGAAAGAGACCGAAAAGAAGCCGTTCAAGCTGGACACCGGCGATGCCCTTTGGGAGTACAGTACCCGTGTCATGGGACAGACCATTCTGGGAAAGATCACCGCTTCCGCGGCATCTGGAGACACAGAGCCGCCCGATGACGGCAAGACAGATGATGCACAGAAACCTTCCGAGGAAGGGCTGACCGCACCGACAGTTACTGTGCCGGATATGCCTGTGATCGGCATGGACGGTAAAACCGCTGACGGCGCTATGCCGTATGAAATTCTGAAACAGCAGCTTGCTTTCATGAGATAAGCAGGCTGTATTTTTATGACCGCCGGAGTTTTACCTCCGGAGAATAGGAGAAAAGATATGAGTAAGATCATGGAACTTCGCAGCAAGCGTAATACCCTGTGGGAGCAGACAAAGGCATTCCTCGAAAAGCACCGTGGTGAGAACGGTCTTGTTGAGGCTTCCGCAGTGGAGCAGTACAACAAAATGGCCGGTGAGGTGCAGGCACTCGGCGCAGAGATCGAGCGTCTTGAGCAGCAGGCAGCACTCGATGCGGCGCTTTCCGCACCGACCAGCAAGCCTGTCACCAACGCTCCCGGTACCAAGACCACGCCGACCACAAACCCTACCGCGACCGATGAGTACAAGTCCGCCTTCTGGGATATGATCCGCAACAAGGGCGATCAGCTTGCAGTCCGCAACGCGCTCTCTGTCGGTGAGGACACCGAGGGCGGCTACACTGTGCCGGATGAGTTCGAGCGCAGACTGATTCAGGCACTGGAGGAGAACAACATCTTCCGTCAGATGGCGACTGTCATCAAGACCAATTCCGGCACTCGCAAGATCCCGATCGCAAACGATACGATGGAGGCACAGTGGATCGATGAGGGTGAGGAGATCCCGGAGACCGACACTCGTTTCGGTCAGACGACCCTCTCCGCATACAAGCTCGGTACAATGATCAAGATCAGCAACGAGCTTCTGCACGACTCCGCTTTCGACCTCGCATCGTATATCGCTGCACGTTTTGGTGTTGCAATGGGCAATGCCGAGGAGCGTGCCTTCTTCACCGGTGACGGCGACAAGAAGCCTCTCGGTATTCTCGATGAGACCGGCGGTGCAGAGCTGGGCGTGACTGCAGCATCTCAGACGGCTATCACCTTCGATGAGATCTTTGATCTCTACTACAGCCTGAAGTCTCCCTACCGCCGTAACGCACAGTTCGTCTGCAACGAGACCATCCTGCTTCAGCTTATGAAGCTGAAGGACAAGAACGACAACTACCTCTGGAAGCCGTCTCTCGATATTGCAAAGCCCGACACGCTCCTCGGTCGCCCCATCCGCACTTCTTCCTTCATGCCCGGTATCGCCAAGGGTGAGCGTGTTCTCCTCTTCGGTGACATGAAGAACTACTGGGTGGCAGACCGTCAGAACCGCACCTTCCGCCGCCTCAACGAGTTGTATGCCCGCACCGATCAGGTCGGCTTCCTCACTACGCAGCGTGTGGACGGTCGTCTGATCCTGCCGGAATCTGTGAAGGTGCTGAAGATGGCAGGTACGAAGTCCAACACCACGGGCGGCGGCACAACTGGCGGTAACACCGGCGGCAACGGCTGATCGGGAGGTCAGCCATGAATCTGATCTCACTGCCTGAAACAAAAAACTATCTCCGTGTTGACCACTGTGAGGATGACAAGCTCATCCTCACTCTGATCGATACGGCACAGCGGCTCGTGATGGATGTGGGCAGAATGAATGAAAAGCAGCTCGCGGAAAATGAGGAAACCTCCCGGCAGGCTATGCTGTATACTGTTTCGTACCTCTATGAAAACCGTAATACTGCTGATTATCATGCACTGACACTTACCCTGCGTGCTTTGCTGTTCGCACAAAGGGAGGGCATCGTCTGATGGAGATTGGGAAACTGAATCAGCGGATCGCCATCCTCGAAAATCATGTCAAAAAAGATGCTATCGGAAATCACAAAGCCCGGTGGGAGGAGGTTTTCTCTCTCTGGGCTTCTGTGACGGTATCCAATACCGTGGGCGGTGCTACGGAAGAAACTGCGACAGGTGTCACCAGAGAAATACAGAAGATCGAGGTCATTATCCGGCAGACGCCGCAGACAAAGCGCATGGCATCGACTGCGTACAAGATCCGTTTTGATGGAATCGACTACGACATCAAGGGCATTGTGCCGAATTACCAGACGCAGGACTATATGAAGCTGATCTGCGAATCACGAAGGGCGGGATCAAAGGATGACATCTATTGACGATATGGCGGCAGAGATCATGGAGGGCTTGTCGGAGTACGCAGAGCTTGCGGATACAGCAATGAAAAAGGCAGTCCGCAAGACTGCGACCGCCGTCAAAAACGAGATCTCTGCAAACGCCCCAGTGAAATCCGGACGTTATAAGCGTAGCTGGACGACCAAGAAAACCAAGGAGAACAGCCACACGCTGGAGATGACTGTCCACAGCAAAGACCGCTACCAGATCGCACATCTGCTGGAGCACGGTCATGCAAAGCGCGGAGGCGGTCGTGTGGCGGCGATCCCGCATATCGCTCCTGCTGAGGCAAACGGCGCAGATATGCTCGAAACGCTCATCAAGAAGGAGTTATCGTGAGCTACGAAGAGATCAACGAAATGATGCAGGAGATCGGGCTGCCCTTTGCGTATCACCATTTCGCAGAGGGTGAAAGCCCGGATCCTCCGTTCACGCTGTTCCTGTCGCCCGGCGAGGACACCTTTTCCGCAGATAATTTGATGTATCACAGCTTCAAAGAGCTGCACATCGAGCTTTATACGGATGAGAAATCGCCGGATACGGAACAGCGGGTGGAGGAAGTTCTACTGCGTTATAACATCTATTACACAAAAACTGAGGTATGGATAGAGTCTGAAAAGCTCTATGAAGTACTGTATATCATGGAGGTATGAAAAATGGCACTTCAGAAAAACAAGGTCAAGTTCGGTCTGAACAAGGTTCACTGGGCAAAGATCACGGCATGGTCTGAAGACGGTGTGCCGACATTTGCAACGCCCGTGCGTCTGCCCGGTGCTGTTTCGCTGAGCATTGACGCCAACGGCGAAAACGAGAACTTTTACGCAGATAACTGCGTGTACTACGTCATCAACAACAACGCAGGCTATGATGGTGACCTCGAAGTTGCTCTCATCACCACGGACTTTGCAACTGCAATTCTTGGTGAGCAGCTTGACAGCAAGGGTGTCCTTGTGGAGCGCAACGATGCGGAGACATCGCAGTTCGCACTCATGTTCGAGTTTGACGGTGACAAGAACCACATCCGTCATGTGCTGTACTGCTGCTCGGCATCCCGTCCTGCGACCGAGGGTGAGACTACGGAGGAGAGCAAGAGTGTCAAAACGGAGACACTCAGCCTCAAGGCAACGGCGCTCCCGTCCGGTCTGGTGAAGTCCAAGACATGCGAAAGCACTGACGAGGCAACCTACAACAATTGGTACAATGCAGTGTATATCCCGACCGCAGCGACCACAAACAACAGCACCGGCACACGCTCTGCATCTACAACCAAGAGCAGCACTGCCGCAGCAACCACTACTGACTGATTCGGAGGGTAAAGAATATGGCTATCAAGAAAATCATCACTGTTGACGGTATCGAGGTTCCTTTCAAGGCGAGTGCAACACTGCCTCGCCTTTACCGTGCAAAGTTCCGCAAGGACATCTTCAAGGATTTCGCCGCACTGAAGGACTCTGTGGACGAGAGCGATGAGCAGGATTCCGGTCTCGGCATCGAGAGCCTTGAGGTCTTCGAGAATATCGCATGGACGATG